GCTACTATACTACCAGTTACTGTATTACTGTATGATTGAGTATACTCAAGTAAAATAACACTACCCGTAGTTAATTCATTCGGGTAGAATGCTATTGTATTAATAGTTTGGGATTTATTTAGCTGGAACATAGTCTACAATAATACCAAGAAAGGGGTTACGCATAAGCATAACCCCCTCTTAGTAATTTAATTATTAAGCAATTGTAATGCCTGATAAACGAGCTGTTAATTCAGTTTCGTTAGAAGCTGAAATGAAAGCTGCTGGGTTTGGTTCTCTACCAGTGAAAGTTAAAGTGTAGCCGTTTCTATCACCGAACAATGTTCCAGTACCTCCTGCTGAAGTTAACAACTGAACACCGTACTCTTCACCTACGTAAACGTACTTAGAAGTATTGGTTGAGTTGTTTGTTTCAACAATCATACGAATTGTTGGGTTTTGAGCTAAAACTTTAATCTGGTTGCGGGTTGAAGTCTGCATTTTGAAGAATACAGCGTTTACAGTTTGTTCGTAAACTACTGTTCCGTTTTCTGGAGCTACAGTTACGTTTTCTGCGTAATCTGAAGTCTCACGGAATAATTCAAAAGTGTAGAAAGTACCTGAACCAGTGATTGCATTAATCAATCCTTCACTTGCGTCAACGACGTTAGTAACAGAACCAGATAGGATGTAGATTTGCTTGATAGAACCAACGTTATCGCGGCAACCAAGGGTAAATCCTGAAGTTATATCACATGCCATAGTATTTCTGGTTTTTGTTTTATTAGTGAATTGTTTTTAGGGGACTTATTCAGCCCCCCTCAAACTTGATTGATTTAGGCCTGGTCGTTAGACACCCAGAACTCAGGGTAAGCGATGTTCACACCTAACTTGGTTGAGATACGGTGACGAAGAGTGTCAGTGTTGATATCGTACCAAAGTTGGAATTCAGAGAAGTCGCTCAATAGGTCAGTACCTACAACGATTTGCTTAGCAGGTCCTAGAACTACGCGGCCAGTGCCTTGTAGACCTACAGTACCTACAACCTTAATACCTGGTTGGAATGGGTAAGCCATTTCCAAGATACCACCACGGTTAGTGATGCTAGAAGGATCGAAGTAGAAATTGTTAGCAGAACGAAGTGCGCTTACGTAGTTACGGAAGTTAGCAACGCTCATGAAGAAAGTAAGGTCGTCACGGTCAGCTACATCAGAAGAAAGACCTGCGATCATCGCGTCCATCTTAGTAAGTGCGTTAGCAGCAGTGAATGAACCAGTAGCATCGTTAGGAACAACTACACCTGAAGTTGAACCAGTGATGATGTACTTAAGGCCTGAAGTAGCACAAGTTCCACCGTAAGTAGAAGCTGAACCAGACTCTTGTAACCAAAGGAATTGGTCGTTAGCTTTCTGGAATTGGTTAACCAATAGCTCAGAGTAAGCATTAGCAAGTGCCCAAGTCTCGTTGTATGAGCCGCGCTCAAGTGAAGAGATACCGAGGTACTTTTTGTCAAGATCTTTCAAACAGATAGCGTCGAAAGAGGTACGTGGACATACAGTGATGTTACGTTGAGTGAAGGTGGCTGAACCAGATGCAGTGCTAACACAAGTACCGTTGTTGATGTACAAAGATACTTCGAATAGATTGATTGGCTCTTGGTATTTAACACCCTCTTGTACAGTTACGTACTCGATAGTGCTACCACCGTATACCATTTTAAGGACTAACTCACCAGCGATCTGGTTGTTAAAATCCGATAGGGCTGATACGTTTAAGCTCATGTTTATTTAGATTTTTTAGTTTTTAGAAGATTCTTCATCATTTCGTAGCGGTCAGCTTGCACTGGAGTAGCTACTCCACTTTCCAAAGAAAATTTCTTAGTTGGAAGGGTTTTTTCAGCAGCAGGTTCAGCGGACATTTTCTCCATCTTCTCCTTCATTGCTGCCATTTCTTTTTTCATTTCTACGAGTTCGTCTGCTACTGCTTTAGCTACTGCTTCAACGATTGACTTTTCAGTCATCACGCCTTCTTCAGATTCCATTTGCTGTGGCATTGCTTTCTCGTATTGAGCACCTCTCTGTACTTCTACAGGGAATTGTTCTACTGGAAGCTTAACCTCGGCCATCTTAACTTCTTCGATGATTTCACCACCGTCTAAAGTTTCAGTTTCTTCACCTGGCTCCATCTCTTCTTGCATTTGAGAGGCTTCAGTGATTTCTACTACTTTAGATCCTTCAGTCTTGATAACCATACCGTTTTCAAGCTTGTGGTAACCATCTGGAGCGTCCATTTCCTGGCCTTCAGTGGTTACTACTTTTACTGGCATACCCAATTCGAGTTGATCGCCTTCAAAAACAATTTTGAATGCTTTGTTCTCGTCATAGAGTTCACCAAACTTAACTTCGGTAAGGTTAAAGTATTCCTTGACAAGTGCTTTTAATTCGTTTGCTGTCATAGGATTTTTAAATATTAAGGTTAATGTTAGTTAACATCATATGATATACATATCATACGTTTATGGATAAATCGAATAATTAACCTTGTGCTTTTTTAGCAATGGTCAATCTGTCAATACAAATCTTAAGAGCACCAGGACCTACATAAGTTGGATTCTGACCTCTTAAAGATAAAAGACATTCTTCAATTTCTTCCGGTGATATAGCAGGAGCTTCCTCCGCCATATTTACTTTCTTAAGCTGATTGTAGCATATTGCTGCAGCTTGATCTTGTGGGTATTCATCAGATAATACTGAGATGCAACGACCAATGTATTCGTCACGTGATTCAGTTACTCTTTTAGATGGAATTGGCATAATTTATGATTTTATTAATTGTTCGCTAAAATAGCCTTCAATTGAAAAGCCTTTAACTAATCCTGGTTTAACGTAGCCTTCCCAAACACCTAAATTATCTACTTTATACATTGTCATCCAAGTACCTTCTACTGGATTCAAACCATATTCTTTAGCTTTATCTGTTTCTGGGTTTTCTACAATCCAGCTTTCTACTAGATAAACATCATCTACAAGTTCACCTGAATTATGTTCAATGTTAACTCGATCAATAATTTTATCTTTCATTGCCTTATAGGCTAATCTTTTAATTGTATCCTTAGTAAAGTAAACGTAATATACATCTCCGTTCTCGTCTTTACGTGGGATTAATTTACCAGGTATCATTGCTGGGCCTACAAGAATTTGTTGGTCTTCAACAGCAGCAAATCCGTAAGTTGCTTCTTTATTAACTGTTAATTTACCAGTTGGCTCATTTACGTAATTAGGTAAACCAGATACTTCTAATTCAAATTTAACACCAATTGGTCCTAATTCATTAATTACATCTTGACTATTATCGTAGTGCTTAGTAATACCTAATTTGTTAATAAGTTCAATTTTAGCTTTATTACTTCCTACAGCAAATACTTTATTCATAGGAATACCTATTTCAGCCATATTTTCAGCAAATGGTGTTTTATCATTACCTGCTGAAATAACATACACGTCGTATCCTTCAGTAATTAATCTACGTGCTAATTCTTTACCACGTTCTGTAGTTAATACCTCGTGATAATCGATTGATACTTTTTCTGCTGCAAACATCATTTGTTCTACCATTTTTTGTGCAATGATAGATTCTAATATTTGACCAAACTGTTTACGTTTAGGATGTTTAGTAGGCAATAAATCGTAATCGGTAGTATAATTTCTGTTTTGTGGTCTACCTTCTTTAATTAAATAAAGGAAAGCATTAACACGAGCCATTGCCCATTGTTTTGCTCCACCACGAGAAGCTACTTCTGGGGAACGTGAAGTGTTATAAGCACCCAAACCACGTTGATAAACTGCTTTTAACGCACCTACGTTAGCACCATACCCTAATTTATCTTTATATTTTTCGTTAAATTCGTCTGCTTTCTTCTTTAATGATTCTTCTGTAGCAGCATCTACTTCAGCACCACGAGTTGTACCTGCTGTACCTCTAGCTGTTCCTTCTCCTTTTGGATCTGGATTTGGTGTATCTGATTTTGGTGCTTTAGGTGATTCTTTAACACCACCACGTGGTCCTATTTCAGCAAATTCTTCTCCTGCTTGGCGTAATATCTTTTCTGTCCAAGGTAAAGCAGCAGGCCCACCCCAAAGTAAATAAGAGATGTACCCGCAAGCATTGTAATCGCGTCTAGTTCTAGCGAGCTCATAATTGTCTTTTTGTCTAATAAGGAATGCGCGCATTCTTCTCACGGTATCAAGCGATACAGGTTCGCGGTTGGCCAATTGTTGTGCTCTAATCTTACCTACTTGTGTAGCGCATTTATTACCGGTTTCTTCATTACGTTTAATGCCTTGTTTGGCTGCTTCAACTGCTGCCTCTGGGTAATCAGTATATGTTTCAGCAAATTTTTCTGCGCTAAATGCAAAGAATTCTTCTTCAATAGCGGGTTTTTCAACCAATGCCATAGCATCGATTCCTGAAAGAATAGAATCCTCTAAAAGTTCTAATTGTACAATTTTCATGTGTCAATACATATTACGTTATCCCGGACCTAAACGTCTGCGTCTATTGATAGCAGCGTTGGCCTGTTGACCAGTAGTTACATCTTGAGCTATAACATAAGCTCTAACTGGTTCTTGTCTACCTAAATTAAAACCAAATGGTACTCCTGCACCTTGAGTTCCTGGTAAAGCACCTGTAAATCCAGTATTACCAATTGAAGGTGTTCCTGGTATACTTGGTTTTGAAATAGTACCACCACTACCACCTCCACCTGGAGCAGTAGCTAAAATTTGTTTTGCTTGGTTTGCTGCAGCTAATACAGCAGCAATTTGTGCTGCGTAGAACAATGGAAATACTAATGCTGCCCCAGGACCTGCTGCTTTAGCAGTTTTTTGTGCAATATCTAAACCTTGAATAAATCCTGTAGCAGTACCAATAGCAATATCTGCAAGGGCTGCTGCTTTGGATGCTGCGGTTCCCTCTTTAAATAATGAACCTAAGGCTTTAATTGCAGCCGAAGCATTTTGAGTATTTAAATTTCGTATTGCTTCTTCAGCATCAGCAATTTTTTGAGCATCAGCTATTCTTTGATCTCCTACTGCTTTTCTTGCGGCTAAATCATCTAAAACAGCCTGGAATGCTTCAGCGTCTAAATCAGCTTCATAATCAGCTAAGAATTGTGCATCTGAGATACGTTGATCTCTATCTGCTTTTTCTTTAGCAATACGAGCATCATCATATGATTTAAGTCTAGCTTCTCTATCTTGTAATTCTTTGTTTAGAATATCAAAACGTTCTTGTGCTGCTTTTTCTTCTTCAGCTTTACGTTTTTCATTAGCGGCCTTTTGAGCTTCAGCTCTATCAGTAATTACCTGGGCTTCAAATATTTGTAATTCTTGTTCTGCTTTCTTTCTTTCCTCACTACCGGCTTTAAATGAATTAACTCTTTCAGTTAGTAATTTACGTTCTGCTTTTGTCAATTCCTCAAAACCAGCGCCCTGAGCTTTAAGTAGTTTAAGTTGGAATTCACTTTCTTTAGCAGCTTCGCCTTGTGCTTTAGCAAATTTTTCCTCTGCTGTTGCTGCTAAACCTACTGCTTCAGCTACCTTAGTAAAGGCATCACTAAAGAATTGAGCTACTTGGTTTACTATTTCAAACTTATCTTTTAGAAGTACAATAGCGGCTGTAATAGCACCAATAGCTGCAATGGCAATACCAACAGGTCCCATTGCTACTTTTAATGCTACACCAAATGCAGTAGTAAATGCTGTAGCAATTTTTTGGGCACCACCAAATTTAGTAATACCTTCAGTTAAATTAACTACCCCATCTAAGGTACGTTTAGCACCTTCTGCAAATGCAATAGCACCTAATGCTGCTGCTTCAAATTGTTTTGTATCTTCTTCTGATGCTAATCCTAATCCAATAACTGCACCCGCAGCTAGTTCAACTGAACCTCCTAATAAGTTAACAGCACCATCTAAAATTTTAATGGTTGCTTCTTGTTTTTCAAGATTAGAAGTTAATTTTTCTGTATTAGCACTAGCATTTTGTGAAGCAGCTCCTGTTTGACCTAATGAGTTATTAAGTTGATCAACTGCTGCTGTTGCTTGGGAGGTATTCGCCCCTATATTAACTATTGCTTCTGCCATGTAAATAAATACTTTTTATGTAGTTTTAGTCTTTTAACTTATTTGATCTACTGTTACAATTAGAGAAGGAATAGCTGGACCAGCAAATGGTGAAGCATTATATTCAATAGTAGTTCCCGCAGTATCACTGGCCCATCTTAATTCAAAATAATCATTTGTAGAGGTAGTAATACCAAAGAAGTTCCAGGCTGCTACCGTAGTTGCACCTGAACCTCCTGCAATAGTTACCTCAGTATTTGAGTTAGCAACGTTTGTTCCGTTTTTAGCTAACCAAGTACATACTTTAACATCACCACCAGTGTTTTTCTTATATTGGGCTGAGAACTCAATATTATAAGTTCCTATTCTATTTGGATAAATCTTAGTACCAGATATAGTAACACCACCTGTAATATCAACTGTATTAAGTGACATTGAGTAAGGTGTATTTGCTAATGATGCTGATTGGTCTGTAGTATCGTAGAATGAACCAAAATGTTTAGTATCATTATTTAATGTTACCCAGTTTGAACCACTAGCAGCATATAAAGTGACTACCTCATTTGGATTACTAAAGATAAATCTACCATTACCATTGATAGTTTGTGAACCAAATGGAACAATCTCTACAGTAGTAGAACCATCAAATGAATCATCGCTTACAAATGTGTAAATAATTTTCTTATAATCATTGTTTACAGCATTAGGCAAAGTAATTTCTGTAGTACCTGGTGAAACTCCACTCCAATTTAAATGGAAAATATGATCGTGTTTGTATTGAGTATCTGATAAATCAAATGTTACAGTATCACCACAATCTAGTAATTTATTATTACTAAATAAGGCTTCACCAATGTATGTGTCACCTAACCAGTTTGAGTTATTGCGAGTATCAAGTAAATCTAACCCAGCTCCCTCTAAATTAAGACCAATTACAGTATGACCTGAACCATTGATTACTACCTCATTTTCGTGTGGGGTAATTAATGTAGTTACATCACTATCTTGTAATGTAGCATTGTATCCATTAATAATTGTAGTGTAATCTCCGTTAAATATTGTTGAACCCGTACTAGTAAGGATAGCATTATTTACATTAAAACTACCTGAGATAGCATTTCCACTACCACCAACAATTTGGTTATTAACCAGGGTTTCAGTAATAGAGTTTTCTTGACCTACAACAAAAGCATTAGTTACGTTTTGAGAGACATTATTAGCTCTACCCATAACATAAACTGTGTTGGTGCTAGATTCTACAATATTATTACTACCAATAGTCATGATTCTAGCTGAATCAGGATTTACTCTATTAGTACCTAAAGAAGATTGTTGTAAAGCTGGAGTAATTGGTTCAGCATAGTTCCATACTACAGAACCCGAATCAGATCCTGTTAGGTAAACTCTTAAACCATCTTGTTGACCAGCTTGAGATAAACCTGAGTAATCATCAAATGGAATTCCATCATCATAAGTTACGTATCTACCTCCACCATTTGGATTGTATCCTCCAAAAATAATATCAACTGAAATGCCTAATGATGTAGTTACTCTTCTACGAGGGAAGGTTAATTTACGAGCTGGTGTTTTGATTAATTCTACTTCAACTGAATCTCTACGAGTTAGGTTAGCTCCATTAATCTTGTTTATGCGGTAATAAGCTCCATCAATAAAGATTTTATCATTAAGAGCTATATCTTGTATTTCAGTTGGTTTTAGATAAACATTACAAACTAATTTACGAGCGTCAATATCATATAAACCATTGATATAAGGAGCCCAATAAGTAGTAAACGCATCCCCACTACCACTAATAAAATTAGCACCATTAGGAACTACATTACTCCAGTAAGGAGGAATAGCTCCTTTACCTACGTTATTGTTGTTAAAATGTAAATCAAGTGCTGCTCCTGAAATAGGGGTTTCACTTAATGATGATACTTGGTACCAAACACTTTGTCTAGTGGTAACTCCATTTTCATCTAATAGCCAGTATGAACCTGTAGTAAAAGCACTACCTGAATATCCTGCAGCTGCTGATTCTACAGTTTTCAAACCTACACCATACAATAATCTAGGTTTAAAAGCTAATGGCTGGTAAGTATTATTACTACCCACTACCTTAGTACATAAGTGAGGAATAATAAATTCTGATGAGTTTGGAATATTTGTAGTTGGGGTTGAAGCAAATACTTTACCAATTACTCTTTCACCCTCAGCTAAATCAGAATCTGAAGTATAAATGTATTGACCGTATGAGGTATCAAATGTTTCTCTAGTGTATAAGTTTAGATAATCATCGTCATCCTCATCTTTAAAAATAATAGTACGAGGTTGTTCTAAAATAGGGTGTGAGATATTAAAACGAGTATCTCTATCAACCTTATCAGTCCAGTCAACTACAACTCCTTGGTCTGTCCAATCACTGTAAGGTTCAATTCTAAGTAGGTTTCTTTCATTAGGTACTGGTTCAACAACTAAATTAAATTTCTCAATTAGTCCTTGAAGTAAATCTAATGCCTTTAAATCATCAGGAAATTGTTGTTGTATATTAACTGTACTACCTACTACAGTTGTAGGACCTTGTATTGATACAAATGTATTTAAAATACCAGGTAACAGTGTTAAAGTTTGATTTGAATCCCCATCTCTTAATTGAACATAGAATTCAATGTAATCACCTGGATTTAAACTAATATTTCCTGAATAAGTTAATGTATTACTTGAGGCATAAGGATTTACACGAGTACCTGCTAAAATAGGGAATCCACCACCATTTAATCTAACATAAACATTTACTTTAGTTTCAGGCTCATCAGCCCAGTTATTAACATTAAATCTAATTTGACCCTGGAATCTGTAACTACCTGAAACATCAGCAGTATAAGCATTAGTTGTTAAATTAAAATTACCTGCGTTATCGTATGATGTTCCAGTAAAATCAATTTCAGTAGCAATGTTATAAGGAACATTTTGAGTAGTTGGTGGATTAGCAAATACCCAACAGTTTTGTGAAATTGGGTTTTGCGAACTAGGTCCTAATGTATCATCTGCTGTTGTAAGTAAGTACAAATTATTAAAATAAGCACTATTAAAGAATGATGAAGTATAATTGTACCCCACATTACTTTCAGTATATGAACCAGAGAAAATAACATCAATTACGTCTCTAATTTTAATAGCTGGTTTAAAATCAAATAAACGTAATGGTGTATCGTAATTATCAATTGTATTATCTAAACCAGCTGCAACGTTTAATCCAGCAAATGCATAGTTTGGTGTTGATAAGTCACTCTCAGGTTGACCATAATTGATATTAGGGTAAATAATTGAACCACTAAATAAATTACCATACCAAGAACCAGTTACATTAGCTGCTGTGAGCAAGTGATCGTACTGGCTAAAATCAAATTTAGGATCAGTTAATGATAAATTTTGAATACGATATTTAAAGTCAATTACCTCATTTAGTACTACAACATTATAATATGTGTAACCTAATTGGTCTGTAGTAACATCTTTAATGTATAATTTACCATTAAATACTTGTTGACCGTCAGTTAAAACTTGACAGTTAATACTGTTAACTAATGCTACAGCGGGTGTAGCTCCTAAGTTATATAGGTTACCAAAAAATTGATTTGCTTCATTAGTACCAGGTATAGAAAATTCCTGAGAAGAAACCCCAAATGTAGTTCCAATCTCAGCGTTTTCAATAGCTGAGATGTCTAATCTAAGGTCAATATCCTCTTGAACTTGTAAATCAGCTACAAGTCCTTCATCATTGGTACAACGTAATATTATCATATTCTTGGATTCTTTTGATTAGCTGGCTGGAATGTTATAACGTACTGGAATGTCTTTTGAGTACGTGGGTTTGTTTTTTCAATTGTTTCTGCACTAGTAATATAAACAGGGAAAAATTCATTTCCACTCTGTACAAAAACATTAGTTGAAAAGAATAATTCTTTCAACCAATCAGCCTCGGCTTGTGTTAGCCAGTTAGTATTAGCTGTTTGGTTTTGAGTTAATTTATTATAGAAATCAACTGTACCACGTCTTTCTTTATTGTATGGGGCTGTTGTATTAGCTGAACCAAATGGAACAAATGTTTGAGAATATTTTTCTCTTTCAATTGTATATGCTGAATCACTTTGTAGGGTAAATGTGTAATAATCCCAAACACCAAATTCGTTTTTCCAAGCAAATCTAACTCCATCATATCCGCATTGTGCTCCTTGTTTTACAAATTTAAGTGAAGCATAAACACCAGATGTATTGATTACTCCTGCTGATTGTTGTCCTAATGCTGTAACTATATAATAAGCCCAGTTTGAGGATAAAGTATCACCATTATCAGCTAAGTTTTGTGGACCTATTCCTACTGTAAGTAATTGAGTACCTGCTGTTTGGTTTGCTGCTACAGCACTCCATACTTGAACACCATTTGCTCTAGGACCTCCTCCATTAGAAACTAAATTAGATAAATCAACATCATCTAATAATGTACCTGCTGCATCATAGGATTTTATATTTACAGCATAAATGTCTTGTGCTGCGGTTGTAGAACCGTTAAAATTTCCGTTAAATAACGAGATAGTTGCGTATTCACCATCCTGTATGCTTTGAGTAAGTGGTGCGTTAGTTAACGTGTATTGTTTTGAAAAAGTAGTAGTAGTAGAAACAGCTGAACCTGTAAAATAAGATGCTGATGGAAAGTTCCAGTTTACCTTATCGTAAGGATCAACTAAACCATTAGCAATATAGTAATATGAAGAACCAGTTAATGCTGGACTACCTGTAATAGCTGCTATACCACTGTAAAGTACAATTGAACTAGATACTGAGGTAGAATATTCTTCACCAAATTTTACACTAAAACGTCTACCAGCTTGGCTAGCAGTAGCAAATGGGGCGGCTTTCCAAACATTATCATTATCTAAGTAATTAGAAACAATTTGACCTAAATCAAATATACCATTACCAAATGGGTTAGGTTGTTGTTTGATACGTTGTAAAACAGTATTAGATCCACTTAATGTCAAATCACACACATATTGGTATTGTGGGGCTGAAGCTGAATTAGAAGTAATGGTAAATAGCAAATTATTATTTGCCATGTTAGGTGACGTTGGTTGTTGATGTAATGTTATTGCCATCTTAATTACCGTTTAATCCGGGTGTATTATTTATGTTTAATTGTATGTTTCTGTCTAAATCAATAGCTACGGCGTTTGCTAATTGACCGCTGTTTATATACTGTTCTCTAACGGCATTTAACGCAGGTTCAATAAATGGTCTTGCACGTTTAAAACGTTGACCTTGTTTTCCTATATTATAAGCAATAGCCCAAGCAAATTGTTCGACAGATTTAAATTGTTTAGGTACTGAGATTCTTTTTTGTTTAACCCACTGTACTATATCTTGTACTGGTGGTTGTTTTCCTTTACCTCGTTCTGCTCCATCATCAACATATTCACCATACTTTAACATTGTAACTGGAACAACAATAGATGTTTGAGTTACGCGAGCAGGTTGTACTTTAATAGAATTGGCTAATCTACCTGTAACGTTACTACCATTTTGAGTTAATTTAAGAATTGCCTCTTCCTTATAGGAATTAGCAATCTTAGTTAACTCTTCAGTAGTAGCTAAATATTCAACAGGTATAAGTGCCATATTATCCGTTTTGTGCTAATGAAGGGAATGCACAGTAATCTAGTACTGCGATGTCTGTATAATTTAAAACAGCAACCCAACCATATGCTCTATCATTGAATGCCTCATCTACTGGAGTGATGTTTTGTAGAGTAATGAATTCGGTTTGTTGTTGTGAACCTAAGTTAAAATACGAGATAATATCGTAAATGTATTGTTCAGTATTTGATTTAATTTGTACTGGTGATGCATCCTTTAAATTAGGCACATCCAATGAGTACATTTCAAATGTTAAAGTACGAGTACCTGAAATACCATTTGCATTTAAATTAATTCCAGGTGAAGTTAGTGGGCGTAAAAATATGTAAGGGTATTTTACATTTTGAGAACTAGCATCTAAGTAATCAAGAGCACCTTCAGCAAACGATTTGATTGCTAGATGTTCAGCACAAGATGCTGAGAATTCATTTACTATTTCTTTGTATGTTTTCATAATCCTTCTTCTTCAGTGAACATTGGATCAATGTCTAACTTAGGGGTACTTTTTTTAACAATGGGAGCACAAGTACCAGCATCAAGAATATCTTGAAGAGTTTGTTTACTTGTCATTTGGATAGCTGCGATTTGATTTAGATTATATCCTTCAGCTATCATTCCTAAAATTTGTTCTCTTGTCATTTTATTTTATAAGATTGTAATTGTCTATTTTGTTCTCTTTGGGCCATACTATTCTGATCTTGTTCAAATGCTAAATAATTAAGAACAAATATAAAATTTAGGTCAGTAATGGCTTTGTCTCCTGTAATTGAAAGGATGGAAGTTTTTGAGAGGTGATGAATTGTAGCAAACCATCCCCAATGGCTGGAGAACCTGCTTTGCTCAGAGTCTTGATCTTCTCCATCTCCTTCTTGACTTTGGGGTTTAAAGATAGATTGGTACTTATTAAGAGTGTGTTTGTTAGTACTAAAAAAAAACCTAATGCACCTAATGCAAATGCTACTGGTAGTCCCTTCATTATTTGAGCTTGTTCAGCTCGTTTTTTGGAATCATATTTTTCTAATGTATAGTACTGGAATAGGTTTTCTACATTACCAGTACCTACTTTGTATTTTGATTTTATAGCCCACGTAATACCATTAAATGAATGTTTTTTAATTGGGCGATAAAGTAATGCCATTATCTCCTCAATGTTGATAGATGGATTTTTATTTAATTTTTGTAAATCAACATACTCACTAAGTGCCATCTTAGAGATAGAAGAGTAACCATATAGCTGACCATTAACCTCTATAATTGGATAGAATGAAGGTTCTACACTACTTAATTGTTCTAATATAGCAGAATAAACATTTGTAACATCTACTGGTCTTAATGACATAATAGTATCTTCTGGAATGTCAGTAGCGTAAGCAATAAACTTAAGCATCTTCTCATTATCGTTTTCCATTTCTAACGATTGAAAATACTTCCAGTCTTTAATACTTAAATAATCAGGTAAGTTAAACTTTAATTCCATATAATAATAAATACTCGCGAATGCGGTTATAGTCTTTTAAATGAGAAAAAACCCCCCTGCGTAAATGTCACTAAACCACAGGGGGGAAAACACCTCATTGGTAAGGCGCGTAATGTTGTGTTTTTTTTATTTCAAATCAAATCAATCTATCGTAATATACGAACATTATTGTTTATTGGCAAGTTTACTTTCAACTTTTTGTGCTGTTTGGTATTCACCTGAAAGACCATATTCAGTAAATGCCATTGCAATACCTAATACTTCAGTAAGTGAACATTTCATACCTTGACCATTAATATAGTCAACTGCTGCTTTAAGGGATGATTGACGAACAATCGATTCGTGGGGATTATTTTGGTAGGCCATAAAATAGAAAAAATGGAATCATAACAATAAGAATAACTAACAGAATTGAGTTTGTGTGTGACATTTGTTTTTATTTTCAATTATACCTAAATGTACGAACGGATATTCGTATATCCAAGTTTACTTTGGAATATATGTGTAAGTAGGTGATTCTATTTGTTCACTAAGTGCAACCGTATTAGCATTATTACCCCACAATACTTGATAAATTTCCTTCATCATTTTTTCAGCAGTACCTGAATTAATAAGCCAGGTTAATACAGCATCTGAAAATGGAGTTGTTCTGTCTAGAGATATTCCTACCTGCTTTTCATCATAATTGGGTTGGTAAAGGACATAACATTCATCCTTTTTACTATAACATCTAATCATAAGAAGATCATCAGGTAATTTTTGTCCCTTATATTCAGTTATTATTTCAGAATCAAATTTTACTTCATTCTTTTCTGCTGCTCCGTACTTATTAAATTTTTTCATATATTATAAAGTTATCAACTCCCTTTCAGGTAGTCACGTTTACATTCCCATCCCCCATTTTACTTTAGTGGCCTCATTCATTTTAGGGCCACCAACATAAAGGGATGATTTACGCAAAGCTATTTTTTCTCTAGCTTCATTTGCTAACATTAAAGACATTACACAGTCGTCGTGCGTACCACTGGGTGCATTAAATGTTAATAAACCATTGGCATTTACCTTATAGGAATATGCTTCCAGTTCTTGTTTTAGGTGTGGGAATAATTCCTCACTGGGTAATTCCAATTCACCATTTTGTATTTTGTAAATTAGATTACGAATACCTTGTGCTTTATTCTCGTTTGTAGTATAAAATTCCTGTGTTACTCTAATCTCAGATTTGATTAGTTCAAACATAGGACGCCCCACCCCGTTTGTTTCAACGAAACCACCAGAAACGGAAAATCGTCTGAGTTCAGTAACGAAAGTTTTTCCAATGTCTTCATATAGTTGTCCGTTAATTCTAATAATTTTAACGACTCTTCCTGATTCATCGATGATAGTGAGGACAGAGTAGTCGTTAGTGAGCCCAATATCTGCTCCGAAATAATATCGTTTATTCTTTGTTGGTACATCCCAGTTTCTAATATTACATACAAAATCTACTCCCGTAAATACGTCATTACCTGAATCAGTAAATTCAGCTAGATATTCTTGACGGAATATGCTATCAGGAAGTGTTTTGCTTTGTTCGTTAATAAAATTTACATCTATATGCGGATTATCTGTTGATATACCGCGGAACGAAACATAATCACTATCTTGGTCAAGCCCTCTTAAGTAAGCGCTATAAAACCAATTTTTAGATTTTGGTGTAGAGATAATTAAACATTTTTTTCCGAGTGCTGATAGTGTTGGGAGGATTGCCTCGTTGACTGCTTGCTCGGCCACAAAACTAGCCTCGTCGATAATAACGTAGTTGAAGCTAAAACCGCGTATACTGTCTGGTCGTTCGCTCGACAAAAATATAAGAGTAGAACCATTGATAAACTCAATAGTAAGTTCAGCTTTATTAGATTTAGAAATAATTTGATGTGCTGCATTAGTTAATTCTTGGAATACCTTTCGGCATTGATTGTACACTGGAGAGATCCAACAACCTTTTTGTCCTTGATTTCCCAATAACCAATACAACATTAGATTTTGAGCTAATAAACTCTTACCATATTGTCTGCCAGTAGCAACTACCCCAAATTTATGGGGTGAATCAGCAAAACCATTTATAACCTTAAGTTGCCCCGGATGTGGGGTAAACAACTCTACATTCATTCTTCTAATTTTTGTAAACCTGGGTCAGTACCCCAATTAAGAGAAATATTACCTGTTACTTTTACTTCAGCACGTTCTATTTCTCCACCTTTAATTTTGTTTTGGTATTTGATTGTTTCTAACCAAATGCGTCTATCGTTTTCCTCGATAGCGGCTAATTTTACTTGTTCTAGTTCTAATAAGGTTTTATTGACAGTATCCTTAATACTATCTTCAAAATCCTCGTTAATTACTTCCCAAGATTTCTTCCACAAGTCATTTGCTTGTCTGTTATTGATGTGGTATTTCTCCCTCGCCCAGTTGGTAAATTGCGACCAACCTGAACGATGTTCTAAAATATATTCAACAGACTCGTCCAAATGCTGAGAATGTTCTATTTTATTGCTCTTGCTCATTTTCATTATGTTTTGGTCTACCTCGTTTTCCACCAGTAGGAACGTAGTAATTCTTTTTAGGTTTATCTACATCATTACCGTATTTTGAGAGTAGCTCATCATATAAATACATCACATCCATACCATTATTAATGCAATGATCTACCTGACTTTGTTTAAGTAGTACGTGTTTTGAGCGTTTGAATGTTTTAACTATTTTTTCTTTAGCTGATAAATCGTTTTTACCTAATTTTCTATTTTTCCCCAGAATCTTTTTTGCTTCTTCCTCTGCCTCTTTTCTCAACTGTTGGTAATTCATCTTCTATAACTGGGGTTTCTAATATAACTAATCTATCTTTTAGGGCTTGTTCGAATTGCTGGTAAGTATTATTTGCTATTTTTGAGTGAGCAACCCATTCACACGTACAACCTGGTTTGTCCCAATGACCCTTTAACAATTGTAATGCCTTAACATGCCAATCTATCCAATTTGAGACTTTACCATAATCTCTAATTCGGTTATAATCATTCAATAACCATTCTATATCCTGTTTACTTAAATTATCTACGTTCATTTTTTCTTTCGTTTATTGGTCATTCGTTTTACTTTGTGATATGCTTTCTTATCAACTGGGTATCCGTAGAATTTTTGATATTCGATTTCCTTCTCTCCTGCTCGTTTAGCTGATGTTTCGGTTTCAATTATCTTTAATTCCTCTAACCCATATTGTTTTGCTCTTCGTTTTGGATTATCAGTTACCCCTATTTTTTTACCTTCTATGTGGTAAATAAAATATTTTGGGTCTTTACTCATCTAATTTCTCTATGGTTAAATCAATTATTCTTGCCATCAACGCACCTATGGCAGCTAATGGGAGTGAATGCATTATAACCAATATAGTCCAAAAACTAACGCACATTGGACACGATATTAAAACTATAACTTTATCTACCCAACCAAATCCTGGTTTTAACATTAAATGAACTAATTTACCTATAATCCAATTTCTAACTGGTTCTAGGGGGCTAAAGTATTTTACTACCAATAATACAACAGCTACTATTTTTACTACTGAAAAAATCATTCTACTTCCTCGAATCCATTAGTTTCCTTATATTGTTGTTGAAGTTTTTCTACTTCTTCTTTAGCGGATCTCCATAAATCATATGTTACAGCGTGTCCTAATTCTTCTAGAAATTGATTCATTAAATCTCTTTCTTCCTGGATAGCAGCACATGGATTTGTAGATACTGTAGAAGATTCAGCACCACCATGTCCTAAAGGAGCTAGGTTAGATTGGTTAGTAGGATTTCTTTCTTCTTCTGATTTAAATACTAGTCCCATATTAGAATAATTTTAATTGATTAGTATCCATTGACAACCAAGTTATATCGTCAGCTTTAAATTCATAGAATCTTACAACTCCATTTTGGTAAGCATTCGCCTGGATATCTTCTCCTGTAATGTTAAGTTTTAAAACATCTTTACCTTTGATGTTAATTGTAATAGATGAGTACATCTTACCATCTGATTGAATTTTCATATTGTCTAGGTCCATGAACATAATTACTGGTTTTTAAGTTCGATTAATATATTTTTAATTTCTTCTCTAATCATATCACGTAGTTGTTCGTTACGTGTATGTTTAATTTGCGTTTTATATGCGTTATATTTCGATACTAGTTTAGGAACATACAATGTACCGAATATACTAATTAATGCTGTTATAATAATACTCATTCTAATTCACAATTACATTTTTCTTTTATTATAGCATAAGCTATCTTTAAGTCTTTAGTTAGAGAAGATAAAGTAATATTGTAACGATCTCTCATTTGATTAAGAGTTAATCCCTCAAACCATTTATCCTGGATTAATGTGCGATAGTAGAAGTGCATCTCATCTAATTCTCTCATCATACATTGATACAGTGGATCATTTTCATATGGGATATCATCATCTTCTCCATCTGGTAGTCCTACTCCCTCTCTAACACTCATTTTAAATTTTCTAACTTTAGAATAGAAGGGAGAGGTAGATGATTTTAACTGGATTGAAGCACCTCTAAGAATATAGTTAGCAATCATATTCTCTTTTAGCATTTGTTCTTTCTGTTCATCTGAACGTTCCAGAAACCACATAACCATATACTGGAGTAAATCATCTGTATAATCATTCATTCCATCTTTACAGATATTATTACTAATTTCTCTCCTCAGGTATAGGTAATTTTTATTAAACCACTCATTTATCCCTTTATCTAATTCTTCTTTAGTCATTTAATCAAAGTATTTATTTTCACCCCTCCCCCCGTATCCTCAGGAAACAAATCTTTATACAAAACTGAGGCGTAATCTAGAATTGTATTTACCTGATCCAACCATGTCTCCATGGAAGTGTTACTCTGGTGAGCCGTGACATTTGGTATGATTATACCTATTATGGGGGAAATGTAAAATACATTTTTAGAGAAAACAAGTTATATTGAATCTCTTTTTAATGCTGTTTTTACCATTTGGTGAATATCATTTAGATTAATTCCTAAAGCACGAGCTATATTAACATTTTTCATTCCTGATTTCTTTAGTCTAGCAATTTCAGGGTATAAATGAGAATGTTTTGATTCACTAATTTTTCTACCTTCTCCTAATTTTAATTTAGGGCCTATCATATTATGTTTGCTATAACCTATATTTTCCTTACGTGTTACCCACATTAAATTCTCTATTGAATTGTTTGAGGTATCAAGGTCAATATGGTGACATTCCATATTAGACTCAGGTGCTGGACCTTTAAATGCTGTTAGGATAAAACGGTGAAGATAAATTGCTTTTCTTACACCATTTTGATAGGGCTGAACAATCCAATATCCGTTTTTAAGTGTATAAGTGGGACGTAATTGTAAAACGCGTTCTTTACCTGTTTTAATTGCGCTAGGTGTACCTCTAGTATCACGCCATACTTCACCATTTGGTCTTACGTAATATGTTGGAAAATTAGGTACTGCAATAGCATCTAAAGGTAATTCCTCATGGGTATAATCGTCTAATTTTCTCCATTCATCTTTAGCAGTAAATTTTTCAGGGTGTTTATTTCTGTAATCTTTAGAGGCTAATCTTCTATATTCTTTAAGATTGGTTTTGTGTAAATGAGCGTAAGGACGTTTGTTTTTCATAGTTGACATTTGTTTTTTTATTATATGTGATTATAAATATACCACAGAAAGCGTAAAATCGCAACTCATATAAAAAAAAAGGTTGGCGAAATTCGCCAACCCCCACACATCAATGTAGATAACCCCTGGTTAATAAAGGGAAGTAGCTAGCTTACGCTAGTTTATTATAATCCGTAAACTGATTTATTAGCATTAAAGTTTTGAAGTACTTCAGAATCTGATAAAGCAGCTGTGTATACTCTAGTTAATCCTAATTTTCCTTTTAAATTAAATCCACCACCAGGAAGATTACCAATTAAAAGAGGGAATGTTGAATCAGATATACTTGTAGCAGTAGTTGCAGTAGAAGTGCTTATAATAGAACCATTTTCATAGAATCTAATTTTATAATCCCCACCATAATTCCAAGTAGCAACATAATGTTTCCAAGTACCTGTAGATATTGTTATATTTGCAGTTTTAACATTAGTAAAATCTTGGATCCAAGCTTCAAATTTCTTTTGGGCTTGAGTCATATCAAGTCTCATAGCGTATCTAGCAAAAGGAGGAGACCAAGTTGATGCAGCTTGTTTAGTTATTAAGTGTGAGAAACCAGTATTAATATCTGCGACTGTAAATACTTCCATAGTTACACCACTAGATGCATCTAATGTAGCAGCATCAGCAACAGTTACTACATTATTATTTACTGTTGTACCAAAATTAAAATAGCTAGGAGTTCCTGATACAAAAGTTGGTCCTGATATAGTACCATTATTTCCATTAGGAGATAAATCAGTCCATGTAGTTCCACTTCCTGGGTAAGAAGTTGAGGAATTAGCATCTAAATAAACAGCTAAATTAGCAGTTACATAAGCAGGTCCGACTGCTCCAGCTTCTGGTTGTTTAACAAATGCAAATGGTGTAAAAAACGACATTAAATTAAGTTTTTAACGTTACTTAAGTATAAAGTTGTATTATCAAATGAGATAAATGTTACAATATCAACTCCAGTAGTTGTAGTTGGTACGTAAGCTGAACCAGATGCTTGTTTAACTGAAGTTGGGAAACTTACAGTACCTGAACCTGTTGTATTAACTCTTAAATTAACTGTTTGACCTGGTAAAATATTACTTGGGTTAATATAAGTGTTGCTTCCACTTACAAGTTGTAGTGTAAAGAAATTACCTTTACTTAAATCTATTGAGGCTGTATTGCTTGAAATACTTAAGGCATCTACATTACCTCTAACTGAACCTGTTAATTCTAAACTACCTGTAAATCGAGAGTTTCCATTTACTGTTAAGCTACCTGTAAGAGCTGTAGTTCCGTGAACTCTTAAACTTCCGGTAGCTACGAATCCTGTAGCTGAGCCTGAATCTGCAAAATTAGCAGTACCCCATAATCTAACATTATTTTCTTGGAATGTTGAATCTTGATAAGCTGCAATATGTCCAGGACCAGCAGATTGTCTAGCCATTACAATTCTGTAAGTAGTACCTCCTGCTTCCATACCAGCACCAATACCAGCATTGAGACCTCCAGAGAAATTATTAATTACATAATCTCCTAAAAGTTCTACTTGGTATCCTACACCAGGTTCTAAAGTATCTCCTTGACCTAAACTAATCCTAGGAGTTCCTCCAGTTGTTGAAGCTCCAACTGATCCTGTAATTCCTAAACTTCCAGTAATTTGAGCAGATCCTGTATATGGAAAAGCACTACCACCACCTCCACCAGGAGCATATGAGGCACTTAAAGCAAATAAAGCATAAGAAGCTGTAGTAGCTGTATTTGCTGAACCCGCGTTGGTTGCATAAGATGCTGAAGTTGAAGTATTAGCTGTAGTAGCAAATGATGCTGAAGTTGCGTTTACTACGTTGTTAACTGTAACTGCTTCTGTAGTACCATCACCTTGGTTAAAAGTAATAGTAGCGTTGTTAACTGACGAGCTAACATAGAATGAACCAGTATTAATTGGATCAACATTAAGAGCATAAGATGCTGTAATTGCATTATCTGCGTTTAAAGCATGTGATGCTGAAGTTGCCGTAAGAGCACTATTTGCTGTATTAGCATTAGTTGCAAATGAAGCACTTATAGCATTATCTGCATTAACTGCATGTGAAGCTGAAACAGCAGTAGTTGCACTGCCTGCTGAACCTGCTGTAGTAGCATAAGAGGCTGAAGTAGCTGTAGCTGCAGTAGTTGCGTAAGAAGCAGTACCAGTTAAATTACCTGTAATTCCAGCAGATACATTTAATGAACCTGTAATAAGTACAGGACCATTTTTCATATCTACAGTACCATAAAGTGTTTGAACATCATTTGATGCGTCACCAAATTGGTTAGAACCTGAAGAATAGATTACTGAGGCAGTTTCGTATATTGTCTCTAAGTAAGTAATACTAGCTGATAAAGCTGTTAAAGTACCACTTACAGTAAAGTTATTAGCATATGAAGCGGTCTGGGCTGTTATAGCATTATCTGCGTTTACTGCGTGTGAAGCACTTATTGCGGTAGTTGCACTTCCGGCACTTCCAGCAGTTGTAGCATATGAAGCACTTGTAGCAGTAACCGCGCTATTTGCTGTTGAAGCATTTTGGGCATACGAAGCAGATGTTGCTACACTAGCAGAATTTGCGTTTACTACGTTATTAACTGTAATATTAAATGTGCTTGCATCGCCTTTAGTAAATGTAATAGTAGCATCGCTTATAGACGCGGTTACTAATAAACTACCTGTTGGTGTAGCAGTAGCTGAACCTGTATCAACTGTTAAGTTAAATGTTGAACCATTACCCTTAGTAAATGTTAAAACATTACCAGTAGCACTACCAGTAACCATTAATGAACCTGTATCAACAGTTGCACCAGCATTCAAAGCATAAGAAGCAGTTACAGCATAGCTTGCAGAAATAGCATTATCAGCATCTTCAGCATGTGAAGCACTTGTAGCAGTAGCTGCACTATTAGCACTTGTTGCTGTTAAAGCATAAGAAGCACTAATTGCATT